AACTTCTTCTTGTTTAGCTCATCTGGTGTATATGCATCGTTACAAACACTTTCTTTTATCTTATTGTCTATATCAATAAAAATAAAATCATCGTCGCTGCCCCATTTTATAGCTGTTTTATAAAAATCGTGTATTTTTTGCTCTGTAGGGTTAGCTCCTGATTTAAGCTGCAAAGGACGTTTAGTCTCTAATACTACTGGACGAGCCAAACTTCTATTGTGGTAGTAGCTTGAAGCATATTTTGTACCAGCAGTAGTTTTTAACATTGGGGTTGAGCCAGTCAATTCTGTTACCGCTATTTTTAATATCTGATCTTTGTCTATATCAACTGAGGTGCTGTTAGAAGTCAGCACTCCAGATCTTTCTGCTCTTTGTTTCCACCATAAGCAGTTTTCGTCTTGGTTAGTATCTTGGTTAGCTCCGACTGGAGCGTGGCCAAATTTCCAATTATATTTTAGCTCCTCGATAGCTTTTAACGAAGAAACTAAGTTAGGAGGTTGAGTTTCAATAGTAGGAAATTTAGTCCAGTATTTATTTCTTTCTAAAACATGGCTTTCAACCATATTTCTTAACATTTCAACTTTATTAGCAGAGGCAGGGATTAATTGTGATATCATGATTGTTACTGCATCATCGATCCACCGATAAAAATTAATAAATTTATCTAAATCCGGCTCCTCCTCAACTCTATCAAAAAATAATTCTCTTGCTTTTTCTAATTTTTTGTAATAAGGTCGATATCTATTAACCGGCTCGCCAACTAAATTATTAAAGTCTGTAACAGAAGCGAAAAACCTAATCATCTCTTCTGATATTGTTTGGTACATACTTTTTTCAACAGATAGCAAATGTTGAACATATGTGGTTTCTCTAGTAAACATGACATCGTCTTGCTTATTTAGAATTTTAATCATATCGTCGCTATTAACGACTTCAGGTAATTTTTGTTTCGCAGTCTGAACAAACTCTACATCAATAGCCTGATCTCTAAGGTTTTTAGTTGAAGTAAAAAAGTCGCCGCGGCCTGTGTAGTTTTTCTCTATAATTGGCGTTAAAACGCCATAGCTTGTGCTGCCATCTGATCCTGAGGAAAAATCATCTATAAAAAATCTTCCGTTAGAATCTGAACCAGTAATGTTATCCATGTTCCAGTTTAACATTAATGTTTTAATTTGAGGAATTTTTGTACCCAGCACATTTGTTGCATCAGATAAATTAGAGTTTTTAAGAGGGTGCAGTGCGCCATAAGTATTTGCGTCGCGGCCATGAGCCCGCATTGTCTCATCGTCTAGATAACTGTACCACGCCCTGACAGAAGAAATCTTAATATCTGAGTGCTGTTCTATCGCTCCGGTAAAGTTTGTTCTTTTTGAACCAACAAATATTCTTTTTGGCTCTGTAAAAAATTTTGCTGCGTTAGCTAAAGATATAGTAACTGAAACACTAAACTCATTTTGCAACACATCTGTTGTGTGATTATTACCGTACAGCTCATATGTGTAGTTTAATGATGAATCTTTAACTGCAGACGGAAGAGGATAGCCACTTGGCTTAAGCCGAAACGCAATATTCCATTTTTGGTTGTCATAGATTCCAATATACTTGTTTGAGCTAACTGAAGTTAATATATCAGATGCCTCAGACGTTGAAAGAGCAATAGAAGCATCTCTTTTGTCTAATAAATTTTTGCTAGCTACAACATTAAAGTTAATTGTATCATCAGCAGCAAAACTCATATCACTGTCAGAAGCAGCTACGGCGTGCAAGCCAAATATAGATGAAGTTAATCCCGGAAAAAGTTCATAATTTGGATCACTCATTAATGTTCTTTTTGGAAAAATAACTTCAGCTTCAATTGTCATTGCTGCTCCAGAAACAGAAGCAGTTGGAATTCCTGGTATATATGATATGGTATTATCATGTGCAGTATTTTTGTATTGATACGCATTGGCCGTAAATGCGTTCGCATAAGTTGCGCTTGAGCTAAGGCGAGTTTCAGCATCATCAAAATCAATAAATCTTTTTCTTAGCGCAGTATTCGTAAAATTATCTTTAAACTCGTAAACATCGTTATTGGCGTATATATTTAACTTTACTAATTCTTCATCAACACCAAAGCATCTTAAAAAATTTCTTAATGATTTAAAAGTGCCTTTCGATTTTTGAATATATGAAAGATTATTATATACATTCTGATAAATTATATTTTTTACTTCGTATAGCTTTTTTTCAAAAAGTTTTCTTTCGTCTCTTTCGAGATATTTTGCCAGCGCTGATGCATGGGCAAATAACTCTGGGGCATCGTATCCTCTTGTTTCTAGCAGCCTCTCAGCAAAAGGAAGAGGTTTTTCATATTTGTTGTCATCTGGATAATTGATATCTTTTAGCTTTGACAATTTTTGAATTTGTAAATAAAGATCATCAAAAAAACTAGCTAAAATTTGCAACAAATATTTTAAATGATTAGATTCTCTCTCATCTTCTTCCAGCATCCACCCGGGAACAGTTTTATATAAAGAAAAATTGTTGCTATGATCATACATTTTAGCGTGTGCGTTTTTACTAGCGACATAGCTAGAAACATCAGGGTGGGTAGAATACAAGATTGGGTCTTTATACTCTCTTTCTGCCGCCTCTGATAAAACAAACGCAGAGCCTACATTACGAGACCCGTCTGCATAGTTTACGAATGTTCCATTTGAAATTCTACCAGAGTAATCTAATATAATCTTATCTGTATCCGCGTCTGTCGTTATGCCTTCGTTAAATTTAAAGTATACGCCTAAATCAACTTTATTAGAGACATCATCGTATTTTGTGTTGTCGGTGTTGGTCCCGCCATGTATTTGTTCTCTATAGTATCTGCCAATTTGTTGCGCGGTTCTTTCAGTTTTCCAATAGCGAAATTCATCTAAAGAAGCAGAGACAATGTTGCCCCAGCCTCCCGAAGCATGAAGGCCATGAGCTGACGAACTTACAGACTGAGCTAGGGCGCCGATAGCTCCAAGCATGGCGCCGGTAATTGCGTTAATTGTAGTTGACGATTGAACCTGGCGAGAAGCGTGATTGCCGTCGACATACAAGTCAGAAATAGTATTAGAATCAGATGTTTTTGCCGTAACTGCGTAATGATGCCACTTGCTGTCAGCTATGTCTGAAAGCCCAGTGTCGTGATTGATTATCATGCTAGTCGAGCCAGACTCGATTAAAAGTTGTATTTGGTGGTCTTGATCTGATTTGCCGCGAGTACGAATCCTAAAACTTCCATAATTTTCACCTTGCGAACCTGAAGCAATATTATGAAAAATATACTCATCTTTATCCGCAGACGTGTGGACCCATCCATCTTTTTTCATCCAAAATTCAGTAGTTAGCCCTTTATTTAAATCAATCTCTAAATTACTAGTTCTTTGGCTTGCTGCATGATATATATTTGCTTTAGAAATACCATCTTTAGCATAGCCAGCCGAAAAATCACTTTTGTAATCACCGCCCGGGTCTGCATGCGGGCCACCAAAAAAAGTAATGTACTCAGGCGCGCTGCTAGTATATATAGAATTTGTGTTGCCTGCTAGATAGGTATGAGACGAGCTATTAAATATTACAAATCCATTAGTTCTAGGATATTCGTTTTCAAAAATAAAAAGATCTAAATACGTACTTTCATTTTCCCACTCAATTTTTTCTGCAGCGGATCCATCATAAGGATAAGTTTGATATATACGTTTTATTGAAGAATCATAATATTCTTCTGCCAAGCCAAATCGAGCAAAATTAGAGGCAGTAGCAAAATCAACATCTGGAAAAAACCTTTGACGTCTGACATTATGCGCTTCAATAAAACGCGAAGATTCTAAATCTTCTCTTAAGTCACTTTGGCTCTTATTCTTTAAAGTTTTTAAAGAATAACCTTTGTCAAATAAGTCTTTTACGCTCATATAAATACCCAACTATATTAATTATTTTCGACTCTAAATTTAAACAATTCATTCTGTTCTCTCCAGTTTTCTGAAGAATAAAATGATAATTTTACACCATACATATAGCCAGGCTCTAATAAAGACATATCTAAGTCAAAATAGCTGCCAGAATTATCATATGATAAATATGTATGCTGTGTTGTGCTACCAGTAGAGTTGTTAATTACAGTCTCATTATCAATAATTCGAATTATTTCGTATGAAGCACTTGGTATCACAACATTGTTAATTTTCTGGCTAGCTTTGTTATATATTGTGTGGCTAAAATTTCTTGGTCTTGTAAAGACTCGCATTCGTGCTTGCTCGTTACTAGAATAAGAAGATTTTAAATTAAGTATTTTTGATGTAAACTGAGTGTAATCATCAGAAAACAAAACACTGTCGTCATTAAAACTTTTAACAGAAACTGAGCCAGTCTTGTAAACACCGCCAACAGAGCCAGACCAAACATCATGCAACAAAGAAGATGTTGTGTTTAAAGAAATCGAAGCAGAATATATGCCATTTTTATGTTTTCCAGCAGTGGCAGAAGCTAGGGCCGGCCCAGACGGTTCGCTATTTAAGCTAGCGTACAAGCTTACAGTTATTGTTTCAGTAATTGGAATATCTACCAAGCGACCTCTAATATAATTGTATAAATAAAGACTGTTAAAGTTATCGGCAGCAGGGGCCATTGACGAGCTAGAGTAAAAATTTCCTCGGTCATCAAGTATGCGCGAATCCCAGCGCGCTTCAATAGCTGGTTTTTTAAAAAAGAACTCACTGCTTCTAGAAAAAAATCTTTTTGTATAAAAACTTTTTTGCGCACCTTCGACGTTGTGTAGCAAAGGATCTTTGTCTAGTCCAGACGAGTTAGATACGTAGCCTTCTTGGCTAGCTGTTAAAAAAATACCGAACCCATAGTTAGGCTGGTTGCTAGCTAGCCACTCTTCCACTGCAGAAGTTACATCTAACAGTAAATCCTCGTCGCCGCGGGTAAAAGTAAAAGTATAATTAGGCATTGTGCTTTGCGCGCCCGGTACATACGACGCCGAGTGGTAGTCTCCACCAACTTTGCCCCAAGCAGACGTTTTTGATGCGGACATCCAATTTGAACCTTCAATAATGCTATTACTTTCGTCTAAATATGTTTCCATATCTAGCCCTCGGCCCTCTTCCCAGGATTGAGAAACTGCCATAATATTAAAAGTATATTCTCTTGGTAGCTGCTCTGAGTGCCTTGCGTTAAAAAGACGCAAAAAGAAACTAATGCTTCCTGAGGCAGGGATCTTTTCGCTAGTTCGATCTGCAGAAATATCAGTAATTGGAAAACTAATCAAGACGCGTGAAAGGTCAACTGAAGAAGTGGTTTGCTGACCGTATATTGAATGCACCTCTAAAATATCAGAGGCGCCCATGTTTGAACTAGTTTGTCTTGTAGATAAGTTAACGCCATGGCCGTTTGTAATAGTATTATCTTTGTTAGCAATATATTTTTTAATAGCCATTATTTAATTGTTCCTTTAATGTCTAAATCAGAATATTTTAGTTCATAGACTGCGTTTTCTGGAGCATACAAAATTCTCCCGTCTGCAGAAATATAATCTGCTATATTTAAAACACTATCGGAATAATTATTGCCGGTCGCGACAGATATTTTAACGTTTGTAACATCAACTATTTCGTCTAGATTATTCAAAACATCGTATATTTTCGTTATGTATATTGGCTCTCCAATATTCATTTTCTCTGCAAATATATCTTGAATTGCTTCAATTCCTACGTTCAGCGCCTCAAATTTTTCTTGTGAATAATCCACAACGGCTACAAAATCAACTTTTATATTAATAATTTTTGGATCTAATATGTCTAAAGTGTCGTTTATCATACGATAATTATTAAGCCACATTTTTAAA